CAATCTGCACCAGCATCACGAGCAGATATTAATAGTGTCTTGCAGGCTATTGTAACGCAGAACTCAGGGGGTGCTGCCCCTGTTGTAACTTTTGCTAACCAAATCTGGTATGATACTGCAACAAACCAAATTAAGAAGAGGAACGAAGCTAATAGTGTTTGGATTGTTCTTGGCACTGTTGATGAAATTGGTAATACCTTTACCCCTAACTCGTTGCTCACCACGGCTGGTATTGCTCCTGCAACTCTTGTTACCCTTAGTGAGACTATTGCCTCTAACAACAATGACACCACTCTGCCTACAAGCGCTGCTGTAAAGGCTTATGCTGATGCCGCTGCCGCTAGTGCCGCTGCTGGGGTTGTGTCAGCCACTACGGCTAACGTGCTTAATGCTACTGCTGGGGCAACTACAGGTGCTGTAGGGACCTATGCCTTCTTAATGTACGGCACTGTCGGTGTAGGTGTCTCTGCGGGAGTTATTTACACTGGATTAAATTATGCTGGCATTAGGACTAGCGGGACTGTTCTCTCAGTCGGTACCTCAATAGCTGGAAGCTGGCGGGCAATGGGTGCGGTCACGGGTGCGGTTGGTCAGCAGGTTGTAACGCTATTTTTGAGGGTGGCATAATGAACTTTCGTAATCCCGTCTATACAGCGAATACTTGGATTAACTGTGAAATCGAACACCCCACCCTTGGTTGGATTCCTTTCTTAGCTGACCCCAACGACACTGGCGCTGAGTTTGATGTAGCTGAACTCTATGACCGTATGACCAGAAGCCCTAGCCTTCAGCCTTATGTACCACCTGTACCAGTGCCACCCACGATGGAAGAGCAAGAAGCTGCTCGTAAGGTTGCCTACGTACAAGAGGCTGACCCCCTGTTCTTTATGTTCCAGCGTGGGGAAGCAACTGAACAAGAGTGGCTCGACAAGGTAGCAGAGATTAAAGCTCGCTATCCTTATCCTGTAGAATGAGATAGGTGAACCACAATGTCCCTGAAGGATAAAGCTATTACCACTGTCGCTGTGATTGCGCTCTCAACACCATTCATTGCTAAGTGGGAGGGTCTTAGCCTTGTTGCATACAAGGACATTGTGGGCGTACCTACTGTCTGCTACGGAGAAACCCGTGGTGTAACCATGTCTGATCGCTACACAAAGCAACAGTGTGAAGACATGCTCAAGGCTTCTGTAGCAGAATACTACAACAAACTAAAGCCCTATATGACTAATCCAGATATCCCGATTGGTGTTCAAGCATCTCTCCTTGAACTAGCTTACAATGTGGGTATTGCTAAAGCTGGTAAGTCTACCATGATGAAACTTGCCAATCAAGGTAAATACGAAGAAGCCTGTAGAGAGCTTGATAAGTGGGTCAAGGCTGGTGGTGGTAAAGTAAAAGGTCTAGTCAATCGTAGAGCAGAGAGCAAAACTAAACTCTGTCTTGTTGGCTTAAAGAAATGAGGCTCTTACTCCTAGTGATCCTACTTGCTGGTTGTGGTGCCAGTCCTCTTAGCCTCTTGACAGGTGGTGGCCCTAATGTGGCTGCTAACGTACAAGCTGGTAAAGAGAACACACAACAAGCTGTGGGACAACAAACCAGAACAGATGCAGGAAGAGACGTTATACAACAAAGCTCTCCTGTTATAGCAGACCAAATCAAAGAAGTGAATATCCAACAAACCCCGATCTGGATGATCGTCCTTCTTGTCCTTGGGTGGTTACTACCATCCCCTAACGAAATTGCCAGAGGAATTAGAGGGCTTTTTAGAAAATGGAAGACTTAGGTATTGTAATCGCTTCAATCATAACTGCTGTGGTTTCAGGTATTGCTTGGGCAGTCAGGAAAATCTTGACTAACGAAAAACAAATCCAGATGATGCACAATGAGATTAGGCAAAGGGATATTCGTAGACAAGAAGACCGAGAGATTATGAATGAGATAAAGACTGACCTTAAAGAAGTTAAACGAGATGTAGTTGAGCTTTACAAGAAACACGACCCTGAATAATAAAAGACCCGCTAGAATCCTTGATTGGACTCTAGCGGGTTTTCTTTTAGTTTATCGCCAACAGAACATTACCAAGGCGATGATGACCACAACAAGCATTAAGAGGTCTGTCATGTAGGCTCTCCCCATGAGATGCACTTGAAGTTAGCAATCTCTTTGGGGCCATTGTTTTGTTTCTGTAGGGTGTAGTTTCGGTCTAAGATAGCCACAGCCGCTTGGATGCACTGATCTTTGTTGTCATAAACAACCTCTGATGTGGCAGAATAACAGAAGTTACTTGTGGTACTACAGACTAAGAAGACCAGTGTTAGCATTTTCTTCTACCTCTTTGATTAGGTAATTAAGATACCATTGCGCTTTTTTAAGGTCCTCTAGCTGCTTACCTTTATAGCGAAACCTGTGCATGTACTTCTTAGTATTACCTTCCAAGTAACCACGGAAAGCTTCAGGTGTCATATTATCTTTTAAATAATCAATGCACTCAATGTTGCCAAAGTTGTAGTGTGGTGGTTTATCCACAGCATCTTTTGGTACAAAGATTTGCGAGAGATTCATGTCACTCCTAGCCATAGAGGGGATAGCCCCATTTACTATGTTTCTCTCAATAAGTTTCTCAAGACCTTTGTCGGAGTCTAGGTTGTAGTGTAACATGTGGGGGAGAGTAGATGGTCCTTCAGTCATTAGATTCCTTCCTCATAAAAGGCAATAAGCCACTGCTTACAGATATCACTTCGTACCACATCGTCAATACCAAACTCAATGATAGCTGCATCAATGTTGTACTTCTTTGCTAGAGATACTAGGGGACACACCAGTGGTCTGAGACAAGAGTTGAACCTTGAACCTGAATGCACGACCATAAAAGTCACCAGCTTTGAAGGGCTGATAGGCAGACCAAGTAGGTGTACCAGCAGGGTCTTGGTTTGTGAACGAAATATAGGTTACAATATCCGTATCAGCAAACTGAGTACCACCTGTCCAGTCATCCCAAAGACCGGGGATACTGTCCCACAGACCGGGAATAGAGTCCCACAAACCAGTGTTCGCATCATAACGGTTTACGTTGATGTCAACTCTAGCCCTGACCCTCCTTTCAGCACCTGTATCAATGTATGTCGTAAAGATATACTCAGCACTGCTCGGGGGTGTTGTTGTGGTTGTAATCCTGAGTTCACTTCCTACAACAGAACAACCAGTCTTGGTTCCTGAGAAGGTAGGGCTTTGAGTGGACGTAAGGTTGTTAGTGAAGGACTCTAGCGCAGTAACTGGTACAACAACCAAGGAGGATGCCACAGAGGCGTTCCCTAGCTTGTCGTAGGCCCGTATAGAGTAGGTTCCCGGTCTTGTGGGTACTGCTACAGTTGTGGCTGGCCTACTAACCTTCTCAACGGCTGTGGTGGAGTTAGCAAAGGATGCCCCAGATTCTTCCAGAGAGTGCCTGATCTTGTAGTGTGACAAGTCTAGGTCAGGGACTGCATTCCACTCAAGGTTAATAGTACCACCGTTCAGGTTAGCTCTGAAGTTAGTCACGTTAGCTGGTGGTGCAAGAAGGCCACTAGGTTGGAAGCTGAAGTAGTAAGTCCATTCACCCTTGACACCCAAGAAGGAGTAGGACCTAGCTCTGATATCATAGAGGACATCACTATCAACAGATAGAATCTCGTAAAGTCCAAGATCACCAACACCAGCAATAGCCCAAGCTGTTGCATCTGCCCTTTTGAACTGGACTTCAACACGCTCAATGTTCTCTGGCCTAGAAGCTGTAACATTTACTATGATTACGTCTATGATATTTTCACTAATGATGCGTACATCACTAGATAGAGCAATACCAACAGGTTCAGTATAGAATGGGCTTGGTAGAGTTGTGTTGTTACCCTCAAAGATTTCAGCAGGCTCATCAGTGAACACAGCAGAACTGATTTCACGAAGAGTCATCTGTACTTGAAGGTCAAGTGTATCAGTGAGGCCAAAGGTCCAAGTGGAAACCTCAAAGGGTTTATTTACCCAACCAAACCTTGTGTTGTTAATGTAAACGAAGTCTCCTACCTCAACACCAAGAGCCTTAAGACCAAAGGAGGCTGAGAAGGTAATCTGTTCACGGTTCCTACGAAGAGCAATGTTAGCGATCCGCTGTGCTCTCTTAGAAGAAGTCGTGTATGGAAGCGGGAAGTCCAGAATGTTTACAAGGTTGTTATCCGCTGATACAAATACAGGATCAGTTACAGTGGGGTAATCAGCATCTTGCCAGACAGTTTCTGGTCCCTTGAACTTACCCTTCACGGTATTGAAGTTATTCCTACGGGAATGCCTTGGAGAAAGATTGACACCTGAACGAAGGTCATCCTCATCAAGAGTAACTGTGGGAGTTACATACTTAGCCGCCTTCATCCTCCACTTACCTTGGGAATACCACAAGAGGCCACCCATAGAAGTGAGAAGATCAGAAACTACTTGACTAGGGGTAAACCCTGTCACAAAGCTCCCGTTGCAAGTATAACGGTCTTCACTATCAACAACCTCGTCACAAATATTGGCCGCTGTAGTAACAGAAGCGTCATCAATCTGAGTGCTTGTCTGGCTAAGACCAAAACCAGCAGTCAGGTAATCTCGGATACACAGTGCTGGGTTATCACTCCAAACGGTTGTGGCAGTCCTTGGGTCATAGACTTTACGTCCCTTGATGGTTGCAGAGATAGTAGGAATACCATTAGGAAACACATCAGGGTCATACTTGAACCGAGCATAAATGTATGCAACACCAAGTAGTCTGTGGTTTGTAGTCCATCTGCCATAAGTTAGAGTAGAGGTTTCAAAGGTAAGATCAGGGTCAGCAACTTGAGTATCTGTCCCAAAGAAACGGCGTATTCTTACGAAGCCATTGTAACGAGCAGGAAAGGTTACGTTACCTGTACCATCAATTGATATAAGCTCATCGTTAAGATAAATCTCATCATAGCTTTGAACCTCGTGACCAGCAAAGCCTACAATCCTGTGTAAAAACTCATTAGTGCCACCTGTAGAGGCATCGTATATGCGGACACCACCAACTCTAGAACGACCGTAGATGATCTGGTGGTCAACAGCAGCACCGCTTTCCCCTGCAATACTATAACCACGAGAGGCTGAAGAAGCAGAGTTAGCTACAGAGTTAGCACTGGTCGAGGTCTTGGGGGAAAGAGCATTAAGAGCAAGGCCCATAGCTGTGCTAATAAGGAAGTTAGCCGCAAGGGTTCCAACAAAGCCAAGAGAGCCAATCGCAGTACCAATCGCTGCAATGATAGTACCTACAGCCATAATGTCATCCTAACCTTTTCTCGAACTTCGTCTCTATCTTCTTGTAGTCAAGTCTTTTCAGGAGACTGTCGATATTGTTCTTCTCAGAGGTAATCACTTGTAGTTGGTTGTAGCCATCTTGTAGCAGGCAAGCTTCACAGAACTTAAACAACTTAACCCCAATAAGACCTTTCCTATAGTCCTTGTGGAGATAGATGATATCATTAGACACAACAACCTTACCCTTTGAGTGAAGGCTTGGTCCAATCATCACAGAGAAGTAACCAATAAGTTTACCAGAGTCTCTTGCTGTAAATACTAATAGATTGCCACTCTCTTCTAGGAGGTAATACAAATCCCAATCTGGATCGAAGGGGTAAGCATCTTTGTCGTGGTACATCTCTTCCCAGTCTAGGTAAGCCAAATCTATTACGTCTGGCACTACCTTGACCAAAGGTTCTTGTTGGTAAGTAATGGGCATGTCGGGAAACCCTTATTGTTTAACGGTTCTTCCCCAAAAGATTTCTCTGTTCTGAAGGGAAACAATATATTCAAGTCCCCTATCACCGGGATATCTTGACTTCTGATCTTGGTCTGTAAACCGTCTCACGGTTGGCCGTTCAAGCTTAATAAGGACGTTCTCAGCAGTAACAGAGACTGTACAAGTAGCTGCCTCTTCTACTATGTTCATTTGGTCTAGTTCAC